CTTTGACTCGTACTCCGATAAGTCCTTCTTCAACTGTTCCTTGAGGGGAGAACCGTCCTTAGCACGAGCAAACAGTTCACGCTTGAAAAACAGTTCCTTATCCTGGCCAGTCTTCTCGAAATAGGTATCGGGGTCTAGTTGACTTAGGTCTACACGGTTAGCCATCAGCTTTCCGTATCTATCCTCAACTTCCTTAATCTTCGAGGCAACTAACGCATCAACATCTACGTCTGCCTTCGGGGTTTCTACCTTGGCCTCGTCCTTAGGGGCCTCTACACCTTCACTAGTCTCAGTTTCAGTGGGCTCTGGAGGAAGCTCAGGCTCTACTACGTACTCCTTAACAGCTTCATTAATCTCAGCAAGCAGGTCAATCTCAGCATCAGCCATTCTATTCTATCCTTTTCACTATTGCATTTGCATCATAGGTTGCATGGCTGGCATCTGCGGCATTGCAGGAGGAGCCATTGATTGTTCAATCGAGGGTTGAGCAGCTTCATTACTGTAAGACTTAGCGGCTTCAATCCAGTTCAGTGTAGCAAGTTTAGCGTCAGTTAGTGCCTTAGAATCCTGGTCTTCGTAGGTAAGAAGTAAATTATAGAAAGATAACATCTGTTCTAATCCCAGAACTAAATCCATACTGCGGTCAGGTAATACAAACTCACCATTCTCTAATTTAGCTTGGTGACTATCGATAGCAACCTTCGTAGCTGCCAGAATACTTAATAAAGCATCCGGGTCATATTGACGTAACTGGTCATGGTACTGTTCTGGGCTAATCTCACCCCTACTAAGTTTAGATTCTAGGTCATCTCTAATAGCAGATGGAGTCATAGAGAATGAACTAGCAGGTTCTAGTGTTATAGTATAGGAATTGTCGTCTAAGTCAATAGTTTTCCAATCTATTTTCTCAGTAATTAGATGGTTGCTAGTAGGAAACCAGACCGTAGTAGCACTTTTCCCTTCTAATTTCAGTACTTTAATCATAGTCTTGGCTAAGTCCATGTAGAACTTTTCGTATCTCTGAACTAAGTCTGCAAGTCTTGAATCCTGTACTGAGTTTAGTTCCCGGACTGCCGGAGAGCTATCCAGACGAGCCTGAGGAGGGAGTGCTCCGCTAGAAGCAGCCTGGTTTAGTCCAGCCTTAGCGAATGCTCCAGCTTTTAGCCTATCCCTCTCTGCGTACAGTTCACCAGAAACAGCAGGCCAGGTTACAGCCTCGGGGGCAGCACCAGTGTAGGTAATAATGCGACCCGCTGAATTATCCAGCGAGGATGTAGCAATCTTGCTTCCGTGAGGTACCAGTAATCTACCAGCACAGAATAGCCGCTGAGCTTCCTCAATAACTTCGTTAATCTCGTTAAGTCTAATCTGGTCAGGAAGTACCAGTTCTACAAGAGACTGCGTATAGAATCCGTGCATCGGACGAGCATAGTGTAGGAATACGAAAGGAAGCCAACAGTGGTCCCAATCTTCCTCCATTAGAATTCTATCCTTCACTGCGATAACATGCTTACCGTGAGTACGGTAGGCTTCTCCTAGGACAGTGTAGCCCTTGCCAATCTCTCGGTATCCGATGTACTCAGTGCTGGACAGTGGTTCCAGTTCTGCTTCATCAACATCAAACATCTGGGCTACGACTTCGATAGGAAGCACTCTACGACGGTAAACTGTACGAACTTCTCCAGTAGCCAGAACCTCCTGCTGGTTAATCAGGATTTCATCAGGAAAGATATTCTCTAATCTAATCTTAGTTCCCTCATCAGTATCATCAGCACATACCTTGATACATCCAAACCCACAGACCTCCGCATTCAGTAACGCTTTCTTACCCTCTTCGTAAATATCGTTACGTACGAACTCTCCCCACAGGAACTTATCCAGCTTCTTAGCATTACGACGGTCATCAAATGACGCACCGTGACAGATTGGCTTAGCCTTCGGTCTTGCTTTACCAACCTCCGCTAACATGGCGTCTACAACTTCTACGACTACGTTGTCCGTAGTACTAGACACAGGCTCTAGAGAGGTTTGAGTGTAATATCCGGTGCCCCAATCAAACGAGGCTAGGAAGCGGTTGCTATAAAGTTGAAAATTAAAATGATTACCTCGATGAACAGCAGCAGTTGCCATCTCAAGGTTTCGCATATCTTCGATGAGAGAGTTAGCCCGACACTGCTTTTCATAGTCGGAGTCTCCATCTTCTAACCAGTGTAGTTTCATTACTTCATTTCCTTCAAGTTAAGTCGAGTCATCAGAGTGCGAGGCTCAGCAGGAATGTCAAAGCCAATCTTACGGACTGCCTCAACCTCTTCTTCCTCAATATCCTCATCCTCGTCCTGGCTAAAACCAATAGCCTTAGGCATATCCTCAATCTCCTCAAACTCAGTATCAAATACAAGCTTAATGTGAGGAGTCTCCATTGCCTTTACTTTAGCATTCTTGAGGAGTTCCAACATTTTACCAAAGTTCTCTAAGTCTCTGAGTATCTCGTGCATACTGTTTTATCTCCTTGAATGCTGTCTTGAAATAATCATTACTTGCATCAGAGTAACTCCTATTTCTTAGTTTGTCAATTGCTTCTTGTTCTCTACGCTCATACCACTCTTTGGTGAACCGCTCCAATTCAGGAGTATTAGGCTTAGAAAAGAAATGGTAAGCATAGCGGAATATATAAAGTAGGGCGTCACAAAGGTGGTTAGCACACTTAGGGTCCTCTCTCAATTTACCAGTACGTACTAATATAACTTTATCTTTAGTTAGTTCCCACTGTAGAGAACATAACTCGTCATCTAGGTCAGATTTAGCAGGAATCTTAACTCTTCCAGCTTGGAAATCAGCATTTAATATTTCCTGGAAGTCATATTTCATCTGTTTCTCAGCAGCAATAACTCCAAGTCCATATCTAGAATTAATAGTTTCTACAATCTGCTTACCTTGAGCACCCTTATCACCTACGATTACCTCAGGAGCACCGAATCTGGCAATAGTTCCTAGGATTTCCTCTCCGAATTCGTCAATATTGAGGTGTTTGGACTTAAACGTGTAGAAAACTAGCATCTGCTTGGCTACTTCGGACCACGCAGCATAGACAATTGCAGAGTCATCCTCGAATCCGAAGTCTAGACCCATGATTCTATGCCAGGGACCCAGCTCCGAGGGGAGACCGGTAGGATTATCCAACGAATACTCAGGATTCCAGGTGACTCTTCCGCTATCTCGGTTCTCCAGATAGCCGTAATAGACAAGTTCTGATGGGTCAGTAACCCACTCTCCTAAGTATTCTCGTCTCCAGGTAGGTGATTCATCAGTTAGATTACGAGCTTTCTTGGCTCGCTTAGCACGTTTCCACTGTTCAGGAGCAGCAATGTTATCCTCGATAGTCCAACGGTGTAGACTCCACTGTGGAGATTCCTCAGGTAGCGCAGTACCATCGAATAACTTACAGGTATTACGCTGAATTTCTGGGTTATCTTCGTCACTAACTACGCTGACTACACTCGTAGCTTCGTAGAATAGCCCCTGAGGAATAAGCCCAGGAGTACCAGTAAGACAGATAGTACCACCACGAGTCATCAGACCCGGCATAAGGACTTCAAACACTAGGTCACGCAGCAGGTCTGGGGCAAAAGAACCAGCCTCATCAATAAACACTGCGTCATTTTCAGCACCAGCACCACGGAATGCCTCAATATCAGCTCTCGTATCAGCACCGGCTAATCTACCTCTAGAACCATTCTCGTGAGTCCAAGTGTAGTCAGTGTTATTAAAATGTAGATTAAGATTATATACTTTGTTCTGCCAAAATATACCACCAGGAGCAGCACCCCAGAAGTTTTCCTTAGTGCTCTTTAGGTTGAGCGAGATGATGAGAATACGAGCCCCAGGCTTACATTCACCTATGTAGAGAGCTTTAGAGGTAATCGAGAATGACTTACCAGCTCTGCGAGGACAAAGAATGCTCTGGAAAATACTCGTATCGGATAGGAATAGTCGCTGTACTGGGTTTGCATTATCGAAGATAGCCTTAGCACGCTCCGCTGACTTATTAGTTTCAGCGATAGAGACACGCTGTTTTGAAGCTATCTTCTTTAGGACTGCACTAGCCACTACTTCCTCCGAGCAATCTCAGGAGCCCAACGCCAGTTCTGAAGCACTCTGCTAATCTCACGAGTCTTGAACGTATAGAACCCAGGGCACTTACCTAGAACCTTATCCGCTAGGAGGTCGTAGATGTCGAAATCCCGCCACTGCTTGTTCACGTAGATATAGTGGATAACCGAGAAGCCATCGTCCGTTACAGAGTGGCAGATGAAGCCTAGCAGCTTACCTTCGTCATCCTGGCAAACGTGGATACTAGCTCCAGACTTAATCAGGGATTCGATAGTATGCAGATAGGTAGCATAGTAGACATCGTTGCTAACTACTCCTGCGAAATCCGACTTCCTAAATGACTTTAACCATCCAGAGATTACGTAATTAAAATCTCCCGGTTCAAATTCTCTTATCAACATAAACTATTCCTTCTTCTCTGTAGTAATCATCCATTGGCTATTTACAGTATTAGCATTGTGGAATTCTAGTAGTTCAATAAGCATTCTACGTCTAACAGTAGAGTCTAGGTTTTGTACATAACGCTTAACTGATTCTAATTCTTCTGCTGGTGTTAACTCTTCGGCTCTTTCTCTCAGGTGTTTATCTAATTTTACCTTAGAATCAACTGCCTTCTGGTAGGACAGAGTTAACTGATTGGCTAGCTTAGCGTCATCTGGATTTAGTTCCATCTGCTTATAACCAAAACCCTCAGTCATCTTATTAGTTAATGCCTGACGCTGGAATTTCAGAACTCTTAGAATGTTATCTAATTCTTCCTGTAGGTCAATAGCACCTGTAGTAAATTTAGCTAATACTTCCGCACGGGCTTTCGACGAATCCATTGTTTTTCTTCTGCTCCTCTCGTTCTTTTCTGTTTAGTACCGTTATAGTCTAATTCTTGAGTATTATACACTACCCAGTCTGGTGTGTCTCTATATAAATTATCTATACGTATTTCAGTATCAGAAGTATTGTTGGTCTCTACATATGTTCCTCGATAGTAATCGTCATTAACTCTACTAGTAATAATATTATTAGTAATCAATACACCAGTACAAGGCTCCTGGCCATTAATATCTACTAAAAATACATCTCCATGTATAGTGTTACTATCTACCCATATGTTATAGCATTTTTTATAAAACGAAGTCCAGGCTGCAACCGAAACTGCAAGGCTATTAGAAGATTTTATAATATTTCTACGTATAATTATATTATAAGACTCAAACTCATCTAGATTACCAGCTTCGGCTGCTACCATGGGGCCAAGACCCCAACCATCAATAAAATTACGCTCTACAATAACATCGTGTACTACATTTAAGTACACACTTTGCTGTTGAACCCCATCATACGGAGACTCAAATGTACAACCTACTACTCTACAATACCTGGGAGTTGCAGGATAACTAGGACTATAATTACCACTAAAGTTTACTGCATTAGCAATTTTACCAACAGTAGCAGCTGAGTGATAAAAATAACAATCCTTAATAGTAATATTTTCTACATTGCCAATAACAGATATATATCCTACTGTGATTCCAGCGGTACTAGTAGGATTGTTATTAATAAATGTACAATTTTCTATGAGAATATCGTGTGCATGAGTGTGGCCTAGCCTAGTATCTCCAAGGCCAGTAACTACTATTGGTGTACCTAGAGAATTAGCAACATCAGGTTTTGGGTAAATTCCAGTAAATCTACAATTACGAACTATAACATTATAACTAGCAGTTCCGCCTACCGCTCCTAAATCACGTATACTTAACCCTTCTACGTTAGACCACCAAGTGCTAGTTTTACCTTGAATATTAAAGTTGTCTATTAAAACATCGTGAACACCAGCAATCTCAATAGTAGCTCCATAGTTACCTAAACTAGTAGCACCAACTGTAACATTACCTATTCCGAAGAGAGACACTCCACTCTTTAGTATAACCTGGTCTGTATACACACCCTCACTAACATATATCTCATCCCCACTATTAGCAGCAGCCATAGCTAACGAGATAGTAGGATACTGAGATGGTACTAGTTTAGATGCCACCGAAGCCCAATCTCTTAGCTAAGGTTACAGGAACAGTAGAGCCACTACATTGTGCTCCAGTAATAAAGAAAGCTAGTGAACAGGAAAACCCGCTCTTTAGGAAGATGCCAGTACCACCCCCAACGAAAAACTGCTTACTCACTCCACCAGAAAAAGTATCATGAGCAGCAATAGAGCCGTTAAGATTAGTTATAATCTTACCAGATTCAGCTACTACTAGTCTTGCAGTAGTATTAGTTCTGTCTATTTGACCAATATATAGTAGGGGACGCTTAGGACTAAAAATATTAACTGTAGTATCACTTAGTAGAAGATTACCAGTAGTAGCACCTTTTAGCCAAAATGTAGGCCAGTGTGCAGTATCGCTAGCCTTGTAGATTGATGCAATTGGCAATGTAGCACTACTACATCTTCCTCCAATACCCGGATTAGTAGCA